ACCATTGCCACTGGTTTTTTCATTGATTGTATCAACATATAAATTACTCATTGTGCAATCTCCCAAACTGATAAATCAGGTGTTCTAAATCTGTTGTCAGTGGCAACAGTGTTTTGAAGCATACTTTCAAAAACACAAGTGTCTCCTATACTTCCTGTAGTTGTAATTTTGTGTTGTAATGATGACCTATTCCATGCAGTACCATCAGCTATGTATTTCCAGTAATTTGTTGTTGAACCGCCGTTTACACTAAATCGTACTCCTGCTCTTGCTTCGCCACTTGTTGATGCTCTGTATATAATAGTTGATAACTGAACAAGAAAATAAGAGTTAGCCTGTTTTCTTGTTAGAGTAACTCTTAGAGTATTATATAACGTAGCATTGCTAACACTATAATTAATGCCATTGTCAGTTTTTTCATCATACCCAACTTGTATTATACTATTGGCTCCGCCCACCAGTGTATTATTTGAAGGAACTAGAACTTGATTAGCATTCGATCCTGTTGTGGGTCCTTGTAGTGTTTGTACTGTTAATATTCCTGCCATTATACTACCGTCATATTTCCGTTAATTGTAAGTGTGACTCCAGTAGCTACACTGATTGGTCCGCTTGCTATTGCATTTTCACTAGAGTCAATTGTTGTGTTAGTACTTATCGTATTACTGTGCTTGCGAATTGGAGATGTTTTTATCTCTGCATCGCTAGAGCCTTGAAGTATACCTGCACTTGTAAGTTTTAAGTCTTGAGAATAACTAGACCCCATTCTGAATATTAAACTACCTGAACCATTCATATTGATGTAACCAGTATTACCATAACCTTGAATTTGTAATTCACCAGATCCTTGAGCTAAATTTGTACTAACTATTGCACCATCAGTGTGTAACTTACTAGTAGGATTCGTTGTACCAATTCCAACATTTCCATTTGATCCTAAGATAGTCATTGCAATATCATAGTTACTATTGTGTCTAAATTTTAAGTTATTGTTTGTTCCTCTAGTATCGATATAGCTATCACCATCACGGTTGAAACGTAAACTGTTAGCTCCGAAGAATGCTTCATATCCAATAGCTGACTTATCACCAGATTTGACTTCTTGAGCACTAGATGCGTATAAATCTCCGCCACTTTTAAAACGCCATTTCTCAGATCCACCCATCATAATTCTTAAATCGTTATTATAAACGTCTATGTGGTTTATGCCAATATCTGTATAGTATGTGCCATTTTGAGCAACTCTTAACTCAACCGCAGATCCATTGCCATCAACATGTAGCTTGGTATTAGGACTATCAGTGCCGATGCCAACATATCCACTGTCTAAAATAGTCATTTTTTGGGCACCATCAACAGTAAATGTTAGGTAACTGTTAGCCGCAGCGTTGAGAGGATCGCTTTCAATTGCAATACTGTTGGTTGGCGAACTCCAGTTGCGTATTCTACCTGATACTTCGCCTCCCACATCTAGTACATTAAAACTAGCATTGTTGCCTGTGTTAAAATCACCTGAACTGGCATCCAACATGGTAACTCCGCCCATTTGCAAATTACCATTTACAATGTTTAGGTGTCCACTAGAGTCAATGCTGATGTCAGGTCCAGCATTATCAATGTGTGCTATATGTTCTAGTTTGAGTGTACTCATATGTGTATCCTAGTTGTTACACATATTTATTCTATTCATCGTCTGGTGTCTGAGCTGCTATGTATGCGGCATAAGCATCTTTGATTTCTTGTGTATGTACTGCATTACAAATTGCCTGTACTTCTGTACTTTCACTTGTAATATCATCACCTGGTGATACTACATGTCGATGAAAACTTCTACTGATCTCTTCACCATCACGTTTAATGACCGTGGCTGTTCTCACCTGAACATGTTTGTAATCACCTACGATCTCGATTTTATCTTCTACTGTTTCTTCTGTTAGTGCCATCGTTTATCTCCTTTATGGCTTGGACTGTCCAACTCTATAATCCAATAGAGTTATTGATTTGTTTTATACGTAAGACTTATACTACCTTCGAAATTACTGCTTATATCTCCAGGCTGTAATGCTCTGTAAGAATGGGTACTACCATCACCTTGCCCGTAAAACTTTCCTGTATTTGTACCTGGGATTAGTCCTATATGAAAACTGTAATCCCATTCATAACTTGAACTAGATGCACCTCTTAAAAGTATTGGATAGGTAAAACTTGCGTTACCACCGGTTGGTGCAGTTGTATCTACATTAAAAGGTAGACCTGCTAATTCTATATCTCCACTTGGAGAAGAGCGTCCTTGCGTTTCATATCTAAGATGAATAGTGACCAACCTACCCACTTTAGTATAGAATCCCTTTGCATATCCAGTTCTTACAGTAAAAGATCCACTACCAGCACAAGGCAAGCTATAAGTCCACTCGCCCTCCTCATAGTCGTCCAACTTATTAGACCGTGCATCAAACTGAATGCCGCCTGTTAGATATAAATCACGCCAGCCACCATTGGATCTTCCTAAGTCAATAGTATCATTTTTTGATAGCCAAGGACCAAAATGATATGTGCCGACATTAGAGTATTGAACACCATCAGTATCTCCATTGAGTTTTTGAGAAATATATTGAGTTCCCGCATTTGTAGATATTGCTAATTCACTACCGGATCCCATTCCGATGGTTCCTATATTACTGTTATTTTCGTTTATACTAATAACAGCTCTGTTTGAACCCGAAGAGCTAGTTCTATTTAAATATAATGAAATTCCATTTACTTTAGAAGCAAGAACTTCACCCACAGGATTAAACTGTACACCTGTACCATTGCCCCAACTTGCTGTTGGAGCGGTAATACCGATTCCTACCATTTTATTAGATGCTAATCTCATCACTTCATTGTGAGACCCACTACCATAAGTTAAAAATCTTATGTTACTACTAGAATCATTTTCAGAACTAATATCTAATAGGCTTTGTCCTGCTGTTGTATTACTTCCAATATATCCAATTTTATTAGTATCTTTCCATAATCCCAGTATCTCACCATCAGATGTAAGACGGTTGAGATTGAACGCTCCCCCGCCATCTCTTGTTACAGCAAGAGAACCAGCAATAGTGTATTGAAGTCCTACTTGTGCTAAGTTAGCAGTTTTGTTTGCTCCAAAGAAGATATTGCCACTAGTATCAATTACTACATGTGAGTTGCCAACACCGCCAGCTGAGAATCTAAGCTCGTTGTATGAGCCTACTTCAAAATGTGTGGTTCTAGAATCTAATCTGGCTAAACTAGTGGTACCATCGTTTTCGTAAAATTTTAACTGACCAATATCGTCTGCACTTCTGCCTCTGATGTTTATTGCTTCACCACCACTAGGCGACACAATATCTAATGTAGTATTTGGACTAGCAGTGCCAACACCAACTCTATTGTTTGCCGCATCAACATACAGTGTATTAGTATCCATTGCAATATTACCATTGATATCTGCTTGTGGTATTTTATCCAAATTCAACGTGGTTGTACCTGCATTGTCAGGTACAGCGATATCTACATATCCACTAACATCACCGTATATTCTAACTTTACTCATTTATAGTATTACCCATCTTTGTCCGCTTGGTATAGTAACTGTTGCACCGCTTGCTAGTGTTACAGGTCCTACCGTCATTGCATTTCTATTAGTACTTAGTGTATAATTATTGTTCACAGTATTGTCAGTTTCTACAAAAGCTAGATCACCGTTGCCTCCAGTAGCACCTCCATCAAAGTGTTGTGTGCCATGCACCAAGTGTCCGTTACTGATGTCAATATCACCTGTAACTGTAATATTGCCAGTGGTGTGTGCATCAACACCCAGTGGCATTTCTCTCATTTCTTTTGCTCTACTCATTGTGGTTTCTCCGGCCAAATTACGTCATCTAAACTTGTATAAGTTTCAGTAATATCTCTAAGTGCTTGTCTATAAGTCTGCCAACTACTAGGAACTGCTACTCCAGATTCTAAACTTTTAGTTACTATCCAGTCTGTTACAGCTAACTTTTTATCTCTAGCTTCACGCAATAACGAAATTGGATGAGCTGCGACAAGTTCATCATATTTTGCTTTTACTTGTGTCCATGTTACGCTCCATTCGCTGGAATCTGTTTCAAGAATAGCACTACCATGTTCATCTTCTCCAGTAACTGGAGCATACATTTGTTCAAATTCCGCTTGAGTTGTTGGATCTCCGCTACAAACAAAATTTGTTTGCCCCAGTGCTTTAAGCGCATCTGTAATTGTTATTTCAATCGGTAATGTCATATTTGTTCCTTACCCATGTAATCTACTAACTTCTCTAACATGTATATACCCATATTTGTTGTAAGACGTTTGATACATGTTCACATATGCTGAATCTGAACCACTCCAACACTTCATTTCAAAATACATCTTAACTACACCAACACCCGTATTTGATAAAAAGTTTTCAGTATTCCAAGTGTAGTTTAAGATATCAGCTGTATCTCCGCCATATCCACCAGCACCCCAACCATGCGCTGGTCCATCGTTCAATTGGTCAATTGCATATGTATTAGATCCTGGAGGCGCAATTCTTAATCTTATGCCTATGCCACTACCCGCACCAGGCATATAAAACGGAAAATGTACACTAACAATCAAATCACTGTCCGCATCTATTTTTGTAAATTCTAGTACATTATTACTACCACTTAATCTATCGCCTGTACTACTAGTTCCAGCGATATTTACTGTAACCCAGCTTGTGGTGGTTAGATCTGTTCTTGCACCTGATCCCCAGCCTGTGCAGTAGCTTTGTTCATTGTTTATAGGCAATCCATATTTTGTTACAATTTTTTTACTAGCAGTGTAAGTATCATAAGCATCGTCTGCGTTGCCATTACCTGCCCACCATTCTAATCCATGTTCGCCACTCATAGACATTAGAGACATGCCACCGGATGATTGTGCTTTCCAGGTGCCGTCTTCATAGTGTCCGCCACTGCTTAAATATGTTCTACCTCCACTCCATGGCAACACCCCAAATGCATTATTGTATGATTTGCTACGTGCAGTTATTGCACCACTATTAGTGGATACCGACTGAACACTTAGACCGGCGCCAGTATTTCCTGCGCCAATGCTGGGTGTGTTTATAGTGAGTTGGCCTCTATCTGTAAATTTAAAATTTTCTGAAAATGTAATATTTGTTCCTGCATTATCACTTGTAACAGTGCTTTCAAAACTCATGTAATCATCATGAAAAATTAGTCTGTTGGCTTTGCCTGTGGCAATGCGTTTGTATGCACTATCGTCATAATACCAGTTATGCCCTATCTGCATTGTACCATCAGTGGCTGCAATTACACCCTTGGTGTCCCACTGACTTTTGGCTCCAAACACTGTGCCCCATGCACTAGGCGAAACTTCGTTAGTACTAATATTACCAAATCCTATTGCTCCATTTTGATCAGACACATTGATTCTGGTTAGTCCGTTTTGTCCGATCCAAATTGGTTTATTTTCATAGTTCCACACATAACCTCTTCCTAGACCACTGCCTGTGCCAATAACACCTAACCACATGCCTTGACCATTGCCCATTCCTGTATTATCATTTTGTAATGCTATTGCAGGATAAGCGGCATTGTTATCGTTGTTACTGATAGTTAATACATTGTTGCTTCCAATTTCACTAGCTTCACCACCTATTATCATTTTACCAGTGGAGTCAATGCCTGCTCTATGAACATCAGATGTAGCAAAATTAAGATTGCCAGCTTCTCTGTTCCAAATATATCCATGAAGGCTAGTTGTAATAATTTCAAATCCACTGGTTGTTTCATGCCCAGTGACGCTATCAGTAAGTTTTAAACTAGATCCTGTGCCAGTACTTTTAACATGTAGATTAGCACCATAGTTTCCAGCTTGAGCCGCGCTTGCACCTTGACCTACACACACGTCACCATCTGAAAATACAACCACACGGTGGTCATTGTTGTTATCATCATATGCAAGATAAAGTTTTCCATCGCCTGCGCCAATTTGGAATGCTCTACTTGTACCTGTGTTATCCCTGTCGCCTCGCAAACTTAAAACACCGTATGCATCTCCAGCAGTTCCATCAATTGTTAAGAACTTACTTCCAGCCTGCCATTCACTATTACTTAAATTTGTATCTGTACCAATACCAACGTGACCGTTGATATCGATACGCATGCGTGTTGCGTGATTGGTACCAAACAACATAGCATTATTAGCATGATCATATTGTACAAAACCTTCATATTGATTGCTTGTTGTTGTACCATCTGCAAATAAAATTGAACCTGTGCCAGTATTGCCAGTATAAATTGTCATACCTTGATCGCCAGCACCACTACCGAGAACAAATAAATCAGCACCGCCAACTTGATTAAAAGAAGAATTTGCAGATGTTTTAAGACCTAATCGACCATTACTATCGATTGTAGCTCTAGTAGTTCCATCTACCATAAATTTAATAGTAGAATTGGCTATTGCATTGTCCGGATCACTTTCAAATCTCAACGATGTGTTGTCCAGTGTTATTTCACCATTGTTATTGGTGTCAGAATCTTCAAATCTTATCTCAGGGTTTTGATAATTTAGTACTGGTCTGCCAGTCATTGTGCCGCCTGCTAGGGGCAGATATGCGGCCACCGCTGTACTAATCTGACTGTTGGTTTCAGCCTGTGTGTATGTTTGTGATTGAGTATAGTAAGCACTGTTGGTCAAAAGTTCGTAAATCTGTATGTCTGCAACATCTCCACTTTGTAAGTTACTGATAAATGCAACACTACTACCTGTGGTAGCAACATAATCATAGCTACTACCTTCTACTTGTTTAACACCATTGACATATACTTCAACATTTTCTGTTCCGTTGGTAACATAGTTAAGTACATGTCCAGCTGTGCCTGTTCCTGTGCCAGCGCCTGTTGCAGTAAAAGTAACACCAACAGTGTTTGCACTTGCACCAATAGCTGTAAAATCTGTAGTTCCTACACTGATAATTTCATATTGATATCCGGTAATAAAACTACCTGCTGTAACCACAATATCATCTTTACCTGTGAGTGTGTTAGTGCTACTGGTCACAGTGTAGGTGTATTTTCTGAAAGTAGTATTTGCATCAGTAGCACTACCACCTCCACCTCCGCCTCCAGCAGGCACAGCGTCAACAAATGCACTACCAGTATAAACTTTTAGTTTTTGATTGAGGCTGTCAAAGAAGAAACTACCTTGTGCAGGTGTTCCGCTGTAGCTGGTTGCATACTGTACTGTGGCATTATTTACAGTACCACGCAAACTACCTCCAGTTAATGTGCTTGCTTTTACCCTAGCGTCTGTGTAATATAAATTTGTACTTCCTTCGCTTAGGTTGTCTGTGTCTTTTGAACTTAGATCTAAATTCGAACCTGTTTGCGCATTAACTCTTGCATCAGCTCTAGCATCTGTGTAGTATAAATTAGTGCCTTCTGTTAAGTTAGCAGTTGTTTTAGTACCCAGTCTTGTATCAAAATCTGTGTTAAAACTTGTGTAAACAGTATCACTGTCTGCTACCCAAGCATAGTCACTGCCATTCCAACTTAGCACATACCCCGCTGTTGGGTTTGACTGATTTAGATGTGCATCCACTCTTGCGTTTGTGTAGTATAAATTTGTGCCTTCGCTGAGATCGCTTGTTGTTTTAGAACTTAGGTCTAAATTCGCACCAGCTTGTAGTGCAATACGTGCGTCTGCTCTTGCGTTTGTAAAGTATAAGTTTGTACTTCCTTCACTTAGCGCATCTGTGTCTGCGGCAGCAATACGTGCATCTGCCCTTGCATCTGTGTAGTATAAGTTAGTGCCTTCACTTAAATCGCTGGTTGATTTGGTTGCGATCCAAGTGTTTGCTGTTGATGTAAAGTCTGAGGTTGCTAATTTAGTAGCAATACTATTTGTTATAGTTGTACTAAAGTTAGCGTCATCGCCTAAGGCTGCTGCTAATTCGTTAAGTGTGTCCAGTGTATTTGGCGCACTATCAACCAATGCATCTATTTTAAGTTGCGCTCTAGCATCTGCTCTTGCATCTGTGTAGTAAAGGTTTGTACTGCCTTCACTAAGTGAATCTGTGTCAGCTGCCGCAATGCGAGCATCTGCTCTAGCATCTGTGAAGTATAAATTTGTTTGCTCTGGAATGTCTGCTGTACTAACTTGATTAGTACCAGTGCCAAAGTCTATGTGTGTATCATTAATACTATCAGCTGCAATACTTGTTAAGTAGCCTGCTGATCCATGATCTCCCCAACCATAAGCAGTATCCCACTGTCCAACTTTGGTATCAGTGATTAGATTAGTACCCATGTCAATGTCATTGCCATTGGCATCTAGTGTACCACCAAGTTGTGGAGTTGTATCACTTACTAGATCTGTGTTAATAGAACTGGTGCTTGCGGCTGTGATTCTACCTTGTGCATCAACAGTAATTACTGGTATTGCAGTGGATCCGCCATAACTACCAGCAGTTACCGCTGTGTTGTCCAGTGCTATACTTACTTGATTGTTTGTTACTGTACTTGTAAGAGCTGTACCACCTGCAAAGGTAAGTGTATCAGTTCCAAGTGTGATAGTGTCTGTTCCACTATCGCCTGCAATGTCTGTGGTGCTAACAATGTTTACAGCTTGTGTGCTTACTGCGGTTACCAAGCCTTTAGCGTTCACTGTTACAACTGGTATTGCACTACCGCTACCAAAACTTCCAACATTGCTGTTGACTGTAGCTAATGTAACTGCACCGTTACTGGCAACTGTAATGTCACCACTAAAATCATTGTATGCCAATAGTACATCTGTACCAACAGTGATATTGGCTTGTCCAAACGAAAGTGTGTCTGTGCCTTCGTTGTATGTTACATCATTGGCTAATTGTGAAAGTTCGAGTGCCTTGCTCATATGTGTATCCTAGTCTGCTACACATATTTATGTTTAGTTTAATGGTTTTAATCAGAAAGAGGATCCCATTGATCGTTGTTAAAAACAAACCAATAACCAAACTGCTCAACTGTATCTCCTTCTGATACTTCAGGAAAGAACATTTGTCGAACTTTATCTAACGCTTGTTCTGCTGTGTATTCTTCTTCCATTAATAAACTCCACTTGTATTGGTTGATCTAGTGTATGCTGAAACCTCAACATCTCTCCATGTGTATTCATAATTTTGCATATAGTCAATAGAAACACCTGCATATGTGTTAACCCCAAGATCAAGAACAATAACAACTTTGTTGTCTGTTGATCTATAAGGCGCCCAACTGCTACTGACAACTGTACTATGACCATTATTTGTATAGGCTGTGTTGTAATAACTTCCGCTCCAGTTATGAAATCCCAACATTGAGTCGATGTTATGCGCTGAATAAGTATAACCTCTTATGTGAAACATAGACATAGTAGGTTGAGGATTACTACCAGTTTGATTGACCAAATTTGTTTTTATGTGTAGGTACCTAGATGAACTCTGACTACCATAGTTGAACCAATTGATCACAGTACGTCCAACTCTCAGGCCTCTTTTTCCTGTAGTAGCATTATAATTAGCACCTACACTTAACCTTTCTTTTGTTGTGTGTATATAACCAGCACTATCAATCTCTAAATCCACATTACTACTACTTGGAGCTCCGTGTCCCATAATAAATTTATTAGCTCCAACACTCCAAGTATTATCTGTTGCAACCATGAAGAATTCAGCGCCACCAGAAGTGTTATTATCAAACATTAAAGTAGCGTTGTACGAAGCAGTTGTTCCTCCTAATGTGAGCTTTGTATTGGTATATGGAGTAACACCCATACCAATAGCTCCACCAGGATGGATTTGCAAACGTTCATTCATATTGCTATCGTTTGGAGTAGCATTACCGTCAAGGGCATCAGGAGTAAGGAAAGATATAGAACCATAAGAAGAGAATATCTGGAATTTTTCTGTGCTGCGATGATCGTATACTATTCCAGCACGAGTGTTGGTCTGATAATTCCATAACCATCCAAAAGCACTATCTGCACCTGTTATGCCATCTAACCAGTTACCATCCAATCTTGAGAATGTAAGTAGTTGTGATCCAGCAGTATCATAGCTGGTTTGAAATCCGACTACGTTTTCATTAATACCAGAAGAAGGTTCATAGGTATTTGACCCTTTATTAACATGTAATTTAAAATTAGGATCAGTAACACCAATGCCAACGTTGCCCCCGTATGGATTTAAACTGATTTTTTTTGCAGTGGATAAATCTGATGTTAATGATTGTATACTTACATAGTCTGTCGCACCACTAAATCTCAATTGTGCTCCACTTGCTCTTGAATTAATAACAAGAGGTGTATGACTAAATTCGGATAGGTTAGCAGCAGTCCAAGCCTGTGTAGTATTAATGAATACCGTTGCTCCACCGGCTGCATTTGCAACTTCTAATTTAGCAGTTGGGTCTCGAGTACCTATGCCAACATCTCCATCAGTTTGAACAGCTATACGATAGGCATTGGTGTTATCATTATATAACTCCCAACCTTTTGATGTTGCTCCTATTTGCCAACTAGAACTAGCCCCACTTTGTTGGAGCCACGGATTACCGTTTGATTGAATCTTTGCTACAACACCACTAGGAGCTCCATTGTGATTTATATGAAGAGGATTTCCTGGGTTAGTGCCGGCATTTCCAATACCAACAAAACCATTAGGTAAAATTGTTAGGCGTTCAACCAAGTTACCAGCTGTACCATCAGGGCTTGTAAATAATCCTAATCTACCAGCACCGCTAGATATGTCGGTGTTTACTGTTCTAATTGCACTAGGAACAGCAGAGTTATATTGAAACCTTAGACCCACTGTATGACCAGTCGCACTAATACCTCTGTTTCTGACAGAGATAGAATCGCTTGTAGTGGCAGCAGCATTAGTATCAACAGTTAGTAGGTTAGGTGGACTATCTGTACCGATACCAACATTGCCGCCGGTGAGGTATGATGTTCCGTCAGAGAATAACTGAACTGTTCTTGTCCCGTCACCTTTTTGTATATTAATAAACCCTTGAACAGTCCCTGCTCCAATTTGCACCTGGCCTTGAGCACCGCCAGTAGTATCTTTTACAAACAAATCAGCTACGTCGATATTGAGATTACCAGTCATAGTACCACCTGCCAATGACAGTTTAGTTGCTATGCTGTTTGTCACTGTTGTGCTGAAGTTAGCATCATCACCTAGTGCAGCAGCTAATTCGTTTAACGTATCTAATGTGCTTGGGGCTGAGTCTGTAATACTAGCAACGATGTTTGTTGCAGTATCAAAATCATTACTACTTAAATAACTTGCTACTCGTGCGTCTGTATAATATAAATTTGTTCCTTCAGGTAATTCACCTGTGTTGGCTGCACCAGCCAACTGCCATGCACTACCATCCCAAATATACAATTTATCTGTATCTGTTGCGAATGCTTGATCACCTGCATTATTATCTGTTAGTGGTAAGTAAGTACTGTCTGCATACACATTAACTTTAGCAACAACTGCACTACCATCTTCTACAACAAGTTCTGCTGTACCTGCCACTTCTCTGATCTTGTTTTCAAAGCTGGGCGTGTTTTCAACATATGTTGCCAAATCTTGAGGAACAAATTTATTAACGCTGGAATCATATACCAAACACATCTGATTAACAAGACTTGGAATAGGTCTTAGTTCAACTGGTGTTTTGTGTCCTTCTTGTGTGTGTTGTGCATACACCACATAGTTGCCGTTAATGTTTGTTTCCACAGCAAGGTCTTTAACTGTAATAGCACCTCTCATACTACTGTGATTGCCGCATTGATAATACAGTGTATCTGGTGCATTGGCTGGTACTACAAAAGTAAGTGTTCCACTATCTGTTCTTGATCCAGTAACTCCACTGGTATATTCACCAAAATATGTTCCTGCACTAAAGTTAGTGCCGTTGTCAGTTGTTAGATAAAAGGGATGACCTGTTGCACTAATATTAAATGTATATGTGCCGCCTCGACGAAGTGGTCCAATGTTTGGGTTGTTTCCATCACGTGGTCCACTAAAGGTGTACGATCCCGAGCCGCTGTTTGTAACTGTATATGTTACGCTAGGAGCAGTTAGGGTAGGAGGTGTAATTGTACTAGGTACACTAATACTTAATCTTTGTACTGTGGTGTCTGCACCGCCATTTATATCTGGATGACTATCTGTGAATGTTCCCTGATCTGTGACCCAACTGATGTTGTTTTGTGTACCCGCTCCATCGATCCATTTGAAATGCATAGTATGTGCTTGAGTCATTGACCCATACTGTGTTTTAGCAAAATTATTAACAGTATATGTACCTTGCTTGTACAGTGGCACGTTTAATTCGTTTGAGTTGGTAATTGCACGTCTGGCGTAAGGCAAACTGCTTGTAAGCCAATTCCAAAGCCACTGTGTGTCTTGTCCAGCAGCTGGAGCTGCCACATCAATTGTTAATACTTCAGGAGCAATAGCTAGATTAACATCAGGAACATTGTCTTGACTGATAGTTCTAGTGCCTAATTGTATACTATTGCCACTGAGATACAAATCTCTAAATCTCTGTGTAGTACTGCCTAAGTCATATGTAATGTTAGTATCTGGAAGTATGTGACCTGCTACATTAACTCCGCCTTGCACTGCAATACCGCCTTGAAATGTACCACCTGTGCTGGCAGGAACAACGTCTGCAACTTCAAATACATTTACTGCAACTATGCTTAATTCATCATTGACAACTGCGGCATTTGCTAGTACAATACTAGTACCGTTAGTGGCTGTAAAGTCACTTTCTTCTAATCTAGCACCATTGAAATACACTTCAATGTTACCAGGTGTATAACTTAGTGTATTATTATTAGAGTCAGCACCTGTGAAGGTAGTTTGTCCGCCTGTAGCAGTGTAGTTGTATTCGTTTTGAGCGTTTCTGCTGATTACATTATCTGGTCTACTACCAATGTATGCCATAAAGATATCCTTGCGTAAATGTGTTACACATATTTATGTTTATGCAGGTGGTGTTGGCCAAACCACATCGTCTAGACTGGTGTAGGTTTCTGTAATGTCTCTTAGTGCTTGTCTATAAGCAAGTTGTTGCGATGTAGCTGGAAAGTCTTGTAAACCCCATAAATCTGTTTCTTTAAGTTTCTGATCTCGTTCAAATCTAAGTTGATCTAACCCTAAATTTTCTGGAGGAGCAAGATCTTGTATATCGATTTCATCATCGACTAGTGTAATAATTTTACCTTCCGTAACAAAATCATCTGCTACTTGTTTTACTACACTGTTTTCACCAAGTTGAATAAGACAAGAATCATCATTTGGATTCTCGTGTGTAAAAAATTTCATATTATTATTTTCAAAAACAATATAAGCCATTAATAAACTCCTACTACATTTACTATCCTAGGACTATAGATAATTATATTAGTCAACATGCCTCCTGCATATGTTCCAGCTGCTTTTACAATATCTACCTCAGTGGCACTGTGTCTACTAAAGCTCCAAGACCCTTGTTGACTACTGGTTTGATTGTGCATATTGGATTCACTCATTGTTGAGCTGTTATCTAGCATAAGATAGCTTTCTCTCCATAATCCATATGGGCTACTCCAGTGAGATCCTTGCGCCATTATTCTAAGAATGCCGTTGCCATGTCCTGATGTTCTTACAACATATGCTTGGTTGCCTATCATGTTCATTGAAAAACTAAATTTATACAGATCAGTATAGCCCACACTGTTGTGAATTTGACTTGCGTTTGTACTGTATTGCTTGAAAGTAAATCTACCTTCTGGTGATATGCTTGCTCGTTCTAATATACCAGCATCTTCGTCACTTGTGTCGTTATTAGTAGCAAAGGCCAGAGCTGATGTTTCATGACCAGGTGTAGATACAACTCTAGGTCCAATCCAAGCATGTACGTTTTCGTCATGTTGCGCACTATGACCACCTAAGTGATTGAAGCCTATGCCTCCGCCATAGGCTCCCACAGCACGAGTTCCGTTTGAAGAATTCCATAATGTTTCAACACGCAGAGCTACTTGTTGTTTACTTAGTGTTGTGCTCCAACCACTATAAGCACTGTCTAATACATGTAAACCAGCAATTGGACTTGTTGACTGATTATTATTACCACCTATAATAGCTGCTCCGTTAACGTGTAGTGGTGCATCTGGAGAACTCATACCAATACCAACTCGCCCATCGCCTTGTACAACAAAGTCTGTACCGGAATTATCATATGCATGAATAAATCTTGTACCTGATCCACTATAACTACCAGCATCGAGTTCTATCATTCCCGCATTTGAGTTAGTACCGTTTGTATAATTAGCTCCAGCAATTTTTAATCCACTACCTTTATGACTACCATAACCTCTGTTTATCAAAACAACATGTGCATCACCACTACCTGGAGGTGAAACGTTAAGTGTTGTTTGCGAAACATCACTGTTAGCAATATCTAAGGTTGCAGATGGATCAGATTTATTGATACCAACATTACCTGCACCTTCGATAACCATTCTTTCTGTATTATTAGTTCCAAAAGATATAGCTTTGGTTAAATTTTGCGTAGTTCCAATTTCCATAGTATTGTTACCAAATGATTCAACTCTACCTATATACTGATTTCCGCTCCACCCAACACCAGAACTCGTATACATATACATATTTTCGCCATGTGTGCCGGTGTTACGAGTAACTTGTATGCCTTCGATACCAACACCATTACTAGTCACAAACCCACTATTGTTAGAAGTAACATGTAGTTTACTACGGGGAGCGTCATGATTTATACCAACGTTGCCGTTAGCTCCAGATATTAACATTTGAGGACTTGTTGGTAATAAGTTAGCAGCATTGGCTGAATTTACATAAAATCTCAAATCTGTATTGTTACTACCAAAAACTCCTCTTGTACCAATAAAGGCTTGAACATATTCGTTTCCGCTGTTGTCTCTGTGTTTGTAGAAACTTAATCCTGGGCCGTTAGAATCTGAATTGAATACATTACCATCTGTTAATTTTAAGTTACCTTGTGGCCAGTATCTATCTGCAGGGACACTTGCTGAAGCGTCATCCATATTTTCATCAGAAAGTCGATCTATTATAAGTCCGTTACGATATCCATACTCTAGATCATTTGAATTATCAATATAGACTTGAAATTTTTGTCCAGGATTCGTTGTACCAATACCAACGTTGCCTCCGGGTTTAATTGTTACATATTGAGTAGGAGTTCCGCCGCCATCACCTGCGTGTAAAGACAAGTGTGTATCACTTCTTAGTTGACCACCACCGGTGGAACTACTATCTTGATTTCTAAAATAAATAGATCTAGATGTACTACCCCCACTATCAAGACGTATGTCCCCTCTAACATCTAATTTAGAACCTGGACTTGTCGTACCAATACCAACTCCTGTATCAGTAATACGAACTCTTTCGTCAGACCCAGTAGCAAATCTAATGTCTGTGGCTCTGATACCAAAAGCAGTGTTAGCATTTCCAGCAGTGTTTACAGCTTGGAATCCAGCAACACTGCCAATTTCTCCGATATTTCCTGCAAATAAAATTCTTTTATCGGTTCCAACTCTTACGTCTAAACCGTTATCGCCAGCAGCAACAATTAATGCACCAGTCATTGAACCACCTGCTAGAGGTAGTTTGGCAGCAATTGAGTTTGTAACTGTTGTACTGAAGTTAGCATCGTCGCCCAGTGCTGCGGCTAATTCATTTAATGTATCTAGCGTATTAGGTGCGCTGTCTACTAGTGCATCTATCTTCAACTGGGCTCTTGCATCTGCTCTAGCATTTGTAAAATATAAATTAGTACTGCCTTCAGTTAGCGCATCTGTATTGTGATTACTAATACTACTTGTAGTTCCAGTAACATTGCCTGTTAACGGTCCCACAAATGCTGTAGCTGTAGCTGTTCCTGTTATGTCTAGTGTTGTTGTAGGTGTTGCACTACCAATTCCTACACGATTATTTGTACTGTCCACTACTAGTGTATTGTCAGTCGGGTCAACATTAAAGTCTCCGTCTAACCCATGTGTTGTCATGTTTCCTAATTTACGTGCGTTACTCATATGTGCGTCCTAGTTGTTACACATATTTATGTTTAGATTGATAGTTCTAATTTTAGAGGCTTCCTCAGATTCTATCTTTCGTCTGCAGCGTTTCGTTGTTCTGATGTTTGCACAACTCCTAAATCAAACGCTTGAGTAACTTGAGCATCTGTACCTACTGCTAGTGCTATATCATTTGCGTTACAATGTTTTACTAGCAAAGCAACAATTTCGTCAGTGGCTTTTCTAGCTCTGTTAACGATTGCATTTTCCATCCACTCTTGAGGATCCGCACCAACATAAGCCAGCGATTTTATCTGAGTATCCGAAAGTGAAACTGTATAATCTGTCATGTTTTTTCCTTATTTTATCCTAATAAATGTCCTGCAAAAAATCCCCAGTGGCCACTACCCATATGGAATGGGTTAGATCCGCTAGCGTGTACTCCTACCAAACGAACATAATCTCCAGAACTTAATTTTATTGTTGTTGAATAGTGTCTGCTTTCCCAACCATTATCAGTTCTTCCAGTTGGCTCCCATTTTACATAGTAACTGTTTGTGTTGATTAATAAATTCAATCCACCTTGAGATGTAAGTGAATCCCACATTACTTCGAAAAGATATACGCCGTCTACAGGAGCAGTGAATCTACCATTACTGAAATCATTGTTATTGTCATGTTGTTCTGTCCAATTAGCAGATTCTAAAACACCGTTGGCAGTATAATCATTTGTACTGTAAGCTCTAAAACTTGGCTGATTAGGCATCATAACCTGACCATATCTGTCGATGGTCATCTGTGTAGTTAATGTACCACTATGACTGGTTTGAAAACGCAAGTGCGCAGCGGCAGTTCCTACTCCATCATCTTGTAGGTCATTTTTTATTGCAGCATTTACTACACCTCGTTTATCTCTAAACAGGTATCCACTTTGATGTCCCCCAGATGTACCATTATATCTTATACTAACATTATCTGCATTAGTTCCATTACTACTATCTGTCATAATTTGTAATCCATTAGCACCGTCTAAGCGCATGGATTCTGTAGTTGATGAACCTATATGAGCAGTAAGTATTCCTGTGCGTAACTGTAATTCAGCAGATGCACTTGTGGTACGATACAAGCTGTCTATTCTTTGTACAGTGTTAGCTGAATTATCATGACTTATCTCTAATCCAGCGCCGCCGCCTACTCTAATTGTACCGTTACCTGTAGAACCTGCCTGTACATGTAAAAGTTGCTGTGGATTCGACGTACCGATACCAACATTGCCGTTATGAAGAACTCTCATACGTTCTATAGGTGCAACAGCGGCTGCACCTGTTGCTGTTTCAAATACAATGCTGTTTTGATTGTAGTAGCTGTCTACTGTTCCTCTGATAGCCGCCCTAACTCCTTCACCACTTGAATTATCACCTGTAGAAAACTCAATACTACCAAGATAATCATTAGTTGATGCGCTAGGATTATTACCGTATCCGCTTTCCCACTGAGCTTCATGATGTAACTTTATAGTTGCTCCAGAACGGCTAGCTCCGCCTGATAAGGTCCCGTTTGTTTTCTTTAATTCTAATAACGAATTATCTCCATCTAAAATCATTATTGCATTTGTATTATCAGCAGCACTGACTTGGAATCCACTTGCTTGTTTATATCCAAAACCAAACTTGTTTCCATTATTATAAAGTGTTCCTGTGTACCATGTACGCAGATTAGGTACATTATAATAATATACCCCTTGTCCTCTATTACCTGGATTACTCGATGAATCACTACTTTCAATGATCATAGCACCTTGGGTATATCCAGTGTCCCCGCTAGACTTTAATCTAAGTTGCGTAGCACCTATTCCACCAATATCTAATTTATAAGCAGGATCAGACATACCAATACCAACATTACCAGCAGGCTCAATAAGCATTTTAGTAGTTGTTGAATTTGATCCATTACCAACATTAAAATTTAAATTACCGCTAGATGTGTGTTCAATATATGCATAGTCGCCTCCTGCACCATCACCGTTCGCAGCCCCATCTAATACTATATAAGATCCTGCACCACTAGTGCTACCACAAATGATACCGTGACGTCCACTAAATCTTAAATCCAGATGCTCCACTGGACTCGTTGTACCAATACCAACTTTAGCATCTCCAGTAAATGTAACTTTTCTTGATCCAGCATACTCAAAATCTAATTTGTTGCTATCGTTTTGAGTGTAGTCATTAATAATAGACCATTCTGTAGTTGTATCTTTTCTAAAATTAATTCTACTTGCACGGTGCGTTGAACCGCCGTCATGATATCCATCAAGATACAGAGCTGCTTGGCCTGAAGATGATGTAGCTTTTATTTTAACAATAGGTATTGAAGCGTGGTGTACTTCTAAAGGCGCACCAGGACTCGTCGTACCAATACCAACGTTGCCATCATATTTGATGCGCATGTTTTCTTGATACCCACCACCACTTCTATTCTGGAATACTAAATCTGCACTGCTTGTGTTGCTGGGTTGAACTGCACTAATACCAGCAAGTCCTGTTGTTATACCTTCCCAACCTGTGGCAACAAGTGATAATGTAACAGCTTGATTATTTGTGTTGCTACTATTTTTTCGAGATATTTGCATACCTGTCCCAAGAGAAGAAGCGGAGTATGTTCCAGTATCACTGTGTTCTATGTGTAGCTTATCGTTCGGGCTAGTAGTACCAATACCAACTCTGTTGTTTGTGGTATCTACATGTAAGGTATTAGTATCTACAGTTAAGTCACCTGTTAAATCAGTTGTACCTGCTACTGTTAGATTTGTACCATTAATTAGTTGCAGACTATCACTTCTAAACCTAGCACTAATATTATTACTGCCAGCTTTTTTATGAGCAATTTCTATAATACCATCTTCAGTGCCATCACTAGCATCTAATATTTTACCAGTAATTTTTGCGTATACTATAGATTGTCCTGCATCATTTTTACCATCAAATTTAATTTGACCTAAGTAATCAGCATCTGCAGCACTAGCACTGTTTCTAAATAATACAAACTCAGGACCAGCAGAACTGCCAGCGTCTGTGTTTTCCATTGTTAAATTACCAGTGAGTGTGCCGCCTGCTAATGGCAATTTAGTAGCAATACTGTTTGTAACAGTTGTACTAAAATTAGCATCATCTCCCAATGCCGCAGCCAATTCATTCAGTGTATCTAATGTACTAGGCGCACTGTCTACCAGTCCTGAGACTTCAGTATCAACGTATGCTTTTACACTTTGTTGACTAGGAACTTTTGTATCATCATTTGATGCCATATTGTCTTCATCTATTAGATGATTGCTGATGTCACTGACTTGTCCAGTTATGTTACCTACTACACCGCCACTAGCTGTGACAGCGCCTGTGAACGTGCCGCCTTGTGCTGCACTCACTGTATCAGTGACACTGAACAATTGATGTGCAATAATTGTAATTTCGTCGTTTAATGCCGCACCTACAGCAAGTACAACCTGAGAGCCATTGGTCGCAGTATAGTCTGCTTCGGCTAGCAAGATACCATTTTGATAAACATCAACATATCCTGCATCATAAATTATATTAAATGTGGTTTGATTAGCAGTAGCAATAAACGTTTCTACTCTACGTCTGCCTTCTGTTAATCCTTGTCCTATATATGGCACGGGCGATTTCCTTGTGTAAATGTGTTACACATATTTATGTTTAACTAGGAGGTGTTGGCCACACTACATCTGCTGTTGATTCAGCAGTTGTGATATCTCTGAGTGCAGTTCTATAGGTTGCCCAAGGGTCTTTGATATTATCAGGAACATCTGCACCTTGTGTCCAATCACTTGCTATAAGTAATTTGTTTCTATGCTGTCTAATCTGTTCCCATGTGTCTAGTTCTCTGTGTTCTATAATCATATCATCTGTAATTATATCATCACCAACAATTTGCTGCACAGTTCTACCAAAATCTTCATGATCTGGCATTACTGGAACTTCAGCACTTGGATCATAAGAGTATTCTACACCATCTATTACTATAGGATGATATAACCAAGTTGGACTATATTCAAATTCTTCTATCATTTTTTTCCTCTAAGTAAATAATGCAAACGAATTCACCGATCCCATTACACTTGTTGTTGTATAATATTCACTATGTGATACTTCTACCCTTACCATATAATAATAGTAAGCTGGTATACTAATCGAAACATCAACTATTTCAGCCGCACTGTTACCTGGTGATCCACCTGGCTGATTCAGCGACAATCTGCTACTACCTGGGCCATTGTATACGTCAACGTATGCTAAATTATAATTAGGACTATAGCTACCATCACTTCTACCATGTCCTGTTAGCCAGTACTCACCTTCTGCGGTACTACTATAGTATGTTTGCGATAGTGTAAATTTTACACTACCGCTTCCCCAATAGTGTCTTCTATATCTTAGTAGATTATATGTGGTTGTGCTAGAACCCGCTCCATATAACCTATGACACACATAGCAACCACCGCTATTATTGTGTCGTTGCACAGACCAATTGTTTGTACCTTTGAAAATAGTTTGATGGCCTTCTTCATGAATTCTATGTCTTAAAACAGCAGCACTTCCTGGACCTATCGATTCTGGTTTAGTATAAAAATCTAAATTAGCCGGAGCACTCGATCCGCTGTGATTACCAGCGGCAACAGCTTCAATTTTAGCATCTGCACCAGCAACTGTATTACCTTGGGAATATCCTTTGAACCCTATTACACCTAGCTTTTGACCTGATGTAACTGTGCCACTGTAATATGTTGATTGAAGTATTCCGCCTCCGTTACCAACAGTCATTGTTAGTTTGTCTGTTGGATCTGTATTGCCAATACCAACATTGCCGGCACGCTCTACTATAAATCTAGGAGCACTCTGACTATTATCATCCCACACTGTAAATGCATGCGAGCCTGATCCGACAAACACATCTAAACCGCCTACATCATCAACACTATCTGTCCAACTTGAATGTGCTGCACTCCCAACTTTAACATTGCCGCTAACTTCCAACTTTGCGTCTGGACTAGTTGTACCAATACCAACTTTACCATTTGCTTGTATTTTTAGTGTATTACTTCCAGCGGCCATAAATTGTATATCACCACCACTACCACTGCCCTGATTGTCTATATTATGATTTGTACTACCACTTGCCTGATAAAATATCATGCCATTGGTAGATGCTGATCCACTTGTGTTATTTGTAATTTGAAAAACAGGTTGGTCATCGTTAAACAAAGTTAAAAGACGTCCTGGACTACTAGTTCCAATTCCAACATTGCCGCCGTTAAAGTGACTATTACCATAAGTACGGATCATAACATCTTCGTTGTTAGAACTATCGCCCATTCTCAAAAAATATCCACCACTTCCTGAATATTGTAACTGAGCCAGAGGAGTATTTGAGCCATTGCTACTTGTTAGTCTAACCGCAGTGTCTGCACTGTGTAGATGTAGAGTACCCAATGGACTAGTTGTGCCAATACCAATTAAGCCATCACTTTTAAGATGTATTCTCACTGCACTGTTTGTACTATCATAAAACTGCAATGCTCCGTTGTGTGTAATACCGTCTGCAATTTTCCAAGACTGTGTGGTTGATCCTGTTTTATTAATTTCAAATCCAACTGTACTGTTTGAATTTACATCTGCTCTGTATACAGTAGTTCCTGAACTATTGTAAATATGCATCTTGTCTGCAGGACTATCTGTACCAATACCAACGTTGCCACTGCTTTTTATAGTTAAACTAGGGGATGATGAATTGTTTACAAGTGAGGTGCTAGTCATGAAATCTAGTCTACCGCTAGTACCTGTAGCGTCATCTGTTCTTGCTCTTATGAGAGCATACGCATTTCCATCTAAACTGTTTTGAAACCATATACCGCCCATGCCAGTGTCTGCATTAGCACCAGCCGCAGATTGAAATTGTAAGCCAGCATCATTATTTGCACCGCCACCAGTCCTTTTTAATCTAATTGTTGACCCAGCAAAGTCTGAACCTTCAATATGTAATGCTCTATCAGGATCGTTTGTACCGATACCAACATTTCGATCACTATTGATTACTAGACCTCTACCAGCATTTGTTCCATACTTGTATACGCCAAATAAATCTGTTCCATAATCACTGAAAACACTCCAACGTCCACTACTAGTATGCATTATCAGTTCACTGTCTGAATTTTTTGTATTACTGCCAACTTCTAAATTACCAGACATGACATCGCCTGTCTTACTTACTTTGCCAGCAATTGAGTTAGTAACCGTTGTAGAAAAATTAGGGTCATCTCCTAATGCAGCCGCCAGTTCATTAAGGGTATCTAATGTGCTTGGTGCGCTGTCAGTAATACTTGCAACAATATTAGTTGCTGTATCAAAATCATTGCTACTTAAATAACTAGCTACTCGTGCGTCTGTGTAGTATAAGTTCGACCCTTCGTCTATACTACTTGTGTTTCCTGCAACTACTTCAAACTGTGTGTTACTTAAATTATATTTTAAGAACATATTGTGTGCAATACCTGTCAGGTCAACATCTTGCATACTGTGTATACTTGTGCCGCTGAATGTAGATGTGCTTATATCAGCAACTGTAACAGTACCACCGGATACTGTGATCTTATCACCTAGTTCTGCAATTTCTTTTGCCTTACCCATGAGCTATCCTTATGTTTGTTCTAGCACACTTACAATTGCATCTAAGCTACTGGCTGCACTGCTGGTTACAATTATAGTGTCTGCCGCTTCTGCTATGATCTTGCCTTCAAGAACACTTAACGCACCGCCACTTGGAATAGGTGCATCTTTTACAATATAAGTGCTGCCTAGTTGCGCACTTGCTGTGACTGTGCTTGCGCTTCTATTTGCAAGATTAAGTCCAATTACAATGCTTGTGGTTGCTCCTGGTACTGTGTAAACAGTTGTTGGACTAGTGCCAACACTTGCTGATGTATAATTTTTAAATACTTGTGCCATATTTTTATCCTAGTGCGATGGCTAATGCTGTTGCTTCAGCAATAATCTCATCGTATTGTTTCCCGTCTAATTTATCCGCATTCAAGTTTGTTACCACAGTATCACTTGTTACTGTTAAAGGTGCTGTTCCTGAGGCTACTGTACTTGTTAGTGTATTTACACTGATATCATTTGTGGTTGTTGCACCTCTGCCAGTAACACTGTCTAGTGTATCAGTTTCTGTAAAAGATATACCTGTAAGCGCACTACCATCACCTGTGTATGCAGTAGCGGCTACTGTTCCTGTTACTGTGACACCTGTATTAGTTGTTTCAAACTTTTTACTTGTGCCATAAAGCATTTCAACATGACTTGTACTTACATTTCCAGTTACAAGTATTGTATTAGGATATCCTCCACTGCCACCATTTGATCCAATGTTAACACTACTACCTCTGAGGTATGTTGTACTAGAACCTTGAATAATACTATTACTACTTCCGTCAGTTTTTACTTGAAGTGTGTCTGAGCCAAAACTAATTTTCGTAGCATTGTCTAATAGAATATTGTTTCCGTTTGCATCTAAATCACCACCTAACTGCGGAGTAGTATCTTGTACGACACTTGTAAATGTTTCGCTAGTTAGGTATCCACTTAGATCCGGAGGTGTATATGTAAACACACCAGTTGAATTATTGTATGCAATTGCACCAGTACCGCTTGCACTTGCAGGAGTGCCTACACT